TCTCCATCACCATGACGGCCTTCGATGCGAAGCTACTCCCGAGATAGGAGTAGCTCGCCGCCGAGTTCGCGCTGTTGACCACGAAGATCGAGCCGTAGCTAGCCGATCCGGAGAACGTAGACGTCGATGACGCCGGGAGCATCACGGAACACGAGGTTGCCGATCCGCTGCCGCCGTTGATCCAGGCATTCCAGAGCGTGGTTGTTGCCCCCGATCCGGTCTGCAGGATAAACGCCCACTTCTTGAAGTTGCCATAGTTGCCTTGCGGTCCGTTGCTAGCTGCAAGACCACAGGTAACCTGGATCGCCGTTCCTGCCGCCGATCCCGTGGCGTAGAGTTGCGGCGCGATTCCCAGCGCCGGGAAGGAGAAGACGTCTCTGAATTTAACGTTTGCGAACATGAGCCTACCTCCTTTCCTTAGTGGAGAATCACGAACGGAGCGACCTGGGTATTGCTACCATCGGCCTGTTGATACGGTGCACGCCAGAGCGGTTTCATATCGTGGCGAAGCTTACCACGATAGGCAACCAAGTCGGTGCTGAAATAGAAGTGTTCGCTCACTCCCATTTCAAGACCTTCGCGTCGCGCCACGCCGAATTGGCTCGGAGCCACCAGCGACAAGTCGCCAGTATTTCCGAGAGTAGGTACCTTTTCGGTGAAGTACACCGGGAAGCCGAGAAGATCGCCCATCGGGCGATGCATCAGTTCGGCCCCGCGACCGCCGATGCTCTTGTCCATGGCCGAGAGCTTCATGGCCTGAGAAATCAACGCATTCGGCTGGAAAACATAGTTCGTGCCGTCAGACAAGATCGATAGCTGCGGGAATGTGGTGATATTCGTCAGCCACCTTAAATCGTCCCACACCATCGGGCTTACCGAACTGATCATCGCTGTCAAGTCAGCAGGCCGGATCTTGTTAGCCGCCGCACGATTGACAACCAGGGTCGAAGGGCCGTTGAAATAGCCTTGCGGCTTGCCAACGCCTGGCCCTTGGATTGACATATAGTCTTCCATCCATCCGATGGCCCGCCCGAACATCCGTGTCAGAGCCGCATCGAACGCAAGGTGGTTATCCTTCTGGAAGTCGCGGCTGATTGCCGTGAAGAACGTCAGGTCAACCACCTTGAAGTTGATCATGTTCAGCAACGCATCCGACTCAACACGAGCGGCAGATTCACCCTCGTAATAGAGCTGGATGCCAGCGAACACGGCCGATTGGATCACGCCAGCCACCGTTACCGGCGGACGATACTGATCCCATGCGGGCCATTTGACCTCGTTGCCCTGAGTGACCGGGATACCTTGGGCAGCATTGACAAACACTTGCTGCTCCATTGATATCTCGAACAGGTTGCCGAGATATTCCGGTTTCAGCGCGAACCCGTACGTTGACCCGCCTGAAAGCGAATCCGTGCCAGTTCGGGTAATGGTCTCGACGCCACCACCGGGCAATACGCGACGCTGAGTCTCGACGAATGTGCCGGTCTGTTCGTCGAATTTGTACTCGCCGGCGTCTCCAGACATGGCCATGAGACAGCGATTGGCGAATTGGACTTGTCCAGGATCAAGCCCTGCTGGCTTGCCGCACATGCCAATCCATTTGATAGCACGCCCAAAGCCCGCTTTCTGATGCTCGGTTAACGGTTTCCCGGCTTCGGCATCTTCTCGCGGTCGATAGTATTTCGAGATCTCGCGATCAATCGGGCTTGAACTGTGGCCGATCGCATCGGCTTGGAGCGTATTGACCAAGCCGAACGATCGGCTATCAGTATTGATGGTTTTGCCATCGCCGCCGGTCCCGGTCCCATTGGGCGGGCCATTTGGCGCCGTCCGACCGCCTTGAAGAGACCCTTTAACGGTCTCCGTCAGTTCGGTGCGGAGCTTTTGGAGTTCGGACGCTGTCGACGCTCTGACGTACGACATCACGTCTGATTTTTCGGCTTGGCCCTCATTTATGAGAACTTGGCCGACGGCCTCGGAGATATCATCGCTGATCTCTCCTTTCTTCCATGAGGCCCAATCTTGAAGGAAACGCAAGTACATACTAATGTCCTCGCAAATGAGGGTTACTCATTCACAAGGGCGGACTGTCTCCATTGCTGATCAGCCGGTATGTCAAGTTGTTTGGCCAACAACCCGCGTAGCCCTGACTGTCAGTCAACTGACACCTCATCCTCGACACGGCCCAAGACAGGGACGTGATTCAAAAGAACTCCCGGAACCGGATTGGGTTCGACGGAAGTTCTTGTTTTGGTGACTCGCCGACTTCGATCTTGTCTTTCATGAGTTCGGCAAGCTTGAGCCATTCTTCATGTTCTTTTTCTCGCCGCTGTTCGGCGTATCGCATCTCGGCTTCCTGCCTGGTTATCAGATTCCACATTTCTTTGCCGGTTGCTGTTGTTGGAGCGTAGACGGACGTAATAAACAGGTCGATTCGCGGAACTTCCTCGCCTTCTGGCGGTCCTTCCCACTCGCTACTTTCAAGCATTAAGTAGAGGGCTTTTTGGTCCCCCCGTCCGTAATCGGCAATTCGAGCACCGATCATTTTGACGTCATTGGGAAGAGCTGTCCTTGGGTCTGGCATGAATGATCGGTTGGTGTCGATACCTGCCTTGCCGAATAGCATCGACCATATCACATCGGAAAACGTGACGATTCGCCTACCCATCAAATCTTCCCTCTCGTGTAGAGCTGCACGTAACTCATGATATCCTCAACAATCTCCGCCTTGGCCTTCCGAACATCGCCAAGCGAGACGGACATGAGTACCTCGGCCGTATGCTTCGCTCCGCCTTGAGTCATCAGCCGCAAGCACTCTTCAGCAAGCTTGGCCGTGGGGAACGACAGCTTGCGGCGAAAGCCTTCGTCGATCCACCAGAGGCCACCTTCCTCGACGATGTACGGGGCTGATCGATCGCCCTTGTCTTTGTGCTTGAAATACTCGATCTGCTGGAGCCGTTCCTTGGCCGCATCCTCGGAATCGTACTCGCCGAGCGACTTGCCTTCCTCTGACATTACGTGCCACTTGTCGCCGATCTTCTTGACATATCGCTTCAGGCCGTTCTGTGGCTCGACTGTCGCTCCGCCACCAGCCATGCCACCGATTGAGTCGGTCATGGCTCGAACTCGCGGAGAGATAAAAATGCCCCGCTTTTCGAGGATAGTGAGGGTCTCGGAATTGCCTGGCACCGTCGTGCCCGAATACTCACCTAGTTCCCACTTGCGGAAAATGAGGCGACAATCCTTGAGTTCGGGCCGCTTGCCGATCTCCGCTGGCGTTGGAGCGGAGTACTCGGGATTGACCATGCGAACAGACCATGCCGATAGCCAGCCTTCCTTGTAGCAGTCGAAAAGCTCACGGGAATAAGCATCGTCGCGAAAGATGGTCCTGGCCTTGATCTCGCGGTCATTGCTCGTGATCCAGTCATTGCGACCGATCGGCATTGAGCCGCGAGCCGGGTCTTCGCCGTGTTCCCAGAGCACCACTGGGTTGCGTCGATAGGCGTCAAGGAGTGCCCCGCGCGGCATGATGACCGTCTTGTACCGATCGATCGAGTCCGTGTTGATCTTGGCGACGATAGCCCGTTCCTTCGGGTTGACGTCGTCGATCTTGGCGAGAAACGATCGCGTCCGTTGCTCCAAGGTCATCGGAGCATCCAACGGCTTGTGTTCCACAAACTCGGCACGGGCCGACCGCTTCATGACTGCTGATGGTGGCATTTCTCGATTTCCTTCCAGTGCTCAAAGAGTTCATGAAGTGCCGCCGCCGTGATTTGCAAGGCAGTGGAAATATCCGGAGTGCCTCCGAGCGATTTGACGACTAGCGGGATGTTATTGGCGATAGCGTTGATGCCATTCATCACAAATACTCCGCCAAAAATGCCGACTCGCCAACTTGTTCGAGCTGGGCAATCCGTGCCTCGAAACAGACCATCCACTTCTCAAGCTTCTTCAGGTGGCCCCAGATCATCTCGACCGTGACGTAATCCTCATCGGATTCAGCCACGTCGCACGCCTTGTTATAGGCATCATGCGTCTTTTGCATATCGTCGAGCACGAGATTAAGCGCTCCGCCGATTGATTCCTTGTAGCTTGGCTCCCAGGCCCATGAGACGAGCATCTTGCCACCAAGGTTGCGGATGCGATTCATGAGATTGTGAGTCAGGTCATCGTGAGCTTTGGTTTCGATCTTGTCGAACCAACCGGAGAAGTCGTACTTTGATCCCTCGAAATAGTGCTCTTCAAGGTGAGCGTCCTGATGCAAGGCTAGCGTGTGGGCTAGGACGGTATTGAGTGCCGCGATGACTTTGGGCGATCCTTGCATTATGGCTGTCTCCGAACGTGCAAGCGAGCACGAGATACGTTGCCGACGTAATGGCGTTTCGAGGTTGGTGCCAAGTGCTGTCGCACGTGTGATACCTGTTTCGGCGTCAATGTCGGTGGCAAATGAAAGCCAGCCCCGTGAGCTAGGATCGGCTGATTGATTGGCGGAGTACCCGTAAACACCATCGCCGTATCGATGCCGTAGATTGAACCGACTGTATTCAAGGCTGGACGCAGGTACGGCTGAGGTCGCTGATACCTTGTGCCGTATTCGACAAACACGCCGTAAGGAGCATCGACCACGAAAGCTACGGTATATGTTGCATCGTTGTACATGTAGTGGATAGACGTTGCGAGTCGACCAGTCCGCTTTGGAGCATATCGAACGGCGATATCAACGACTTGGCGCCCGAGGTCATTCATCTGCTGGACGATGCGTTGATGAATCTGATCGAGAACTTGCTGTCCATTCCATTGGTACTGCACCTAATCGGCTTCCTCGTAGGTATAACCTTGCGGACTGATCGGACTTGACTGCGGCGGAAGCGTAAACGTCGGCGCCGCTTGCCCCGCCTCGTTCTTCCACCCACCGCCTTCTCGTGGATTGACCACTCCCGGCACGATTGGAGGTTCGCCCGGCTTCTTGAGCGTCAACTTATTCGGCTTGCCTTCGATCCACTTTTTGACTTCGGCGTCAATCTCTTCTTTGGTTGGCTGGCTCCACTTCGCACTCGGGACAACTACCGTCTTGCGTTGTCGGAGTCTGGTTGGCTTGGTGTTGGTGATGTGGGGTTTGGCGTTGGCATCCTGGTATTCAAAATGGCATAGGCAGAGCCACTTGCATTCACTATCGCCGATAGCAGGTAGAGTGCCGAGCGGTTGCCATCCCATTGCCGCAAGCGGAGGACAGTCTTCGCAATGCTCGCCTCGGGGATGTCCCAAAACTCGTCGTTCAAGCTTCATCACTCCCGTTGAAATCACACTCTGGTGGTTCGCCCTGATGCTCGACTGCCACGCCGAATTGCCATAGCTCTCCGCTCTCGCAACGAACTGCCCCGCCGTCATCGGCGGACCTTCGACCACTTGCGTCACCGTCGCGAAAGCGTCTTGCGGCAATTCCTTCGGAGGATTGGTCAAGACCTCCCGCTCGAACCGATCAAGGAACTCCATCTGAACCTTAGCGGATCGATCGAGGGAGTCGACCTCGTCGGCTGTCAATGGCTCGTTGCCTTTGAGGATCATCCCGCCAGCGAGGACTAGCTCGTGGACGAAACTTCGGGCTCGTCGGAAGAAACGGCTGACGGCTGAGGCGACTGATCCCGTAATTGAGCGAGCATGTGATTCGCCATCGCCAAAGATGCTTTGGCCTCTTGAATCTTTCTGGGTAGATTCAGGAGATCCGAGCACGCCGCCAACTTGACATCCTGCCAATAAATGACTTGCTCCTCGTGCGATCGTCGCTTGAGCGTTAGTTCCATAATGCCTAAAAACCCCTTCCGCCTCATGCCTCAGCCATCGCCGACCGTACTGCCTGACGTCTTCGAGGAGTTGGAGATGTTGCCGCCCCGTCAGTTCTCCGGCTTTCCACTTGCTTGTCCAGCCCCGCCGCTTGAGGCAATAGGCGAGGATGGATTCGGCGGAGCCGGCCTTGTCGGTCTTGCTTGCCCCGAAGCGACCTGGCTTAGTCGCTCGATTAGCTCGGCTTTCGCTACTTCGGCTAGCTGATCCCCGGACGTCTGGTATTCGCCTGCCATCGATCACCCCCTCTCCGGATGCTCTGAGACTGCGTAATTGCTGGAGTCCCTGATAAGCTGCCAATGCGGCGAGCGTCGATTCTAGGATGGCGGAGGTCATCGCGGGTAGGCTATCGCATCCGCCAAAATCATGGCCGCAATGACAAAACAAGGGATAGCAACAATCATACTCATCTCGTCGCTCCTACTTCCGCCGCAATCGACCTCAGCACGCTTTCGGCTAGATCCATCATCCGTTCTTCGCGCTCTTGAGCCTCTAGCTTGAGCTTGGCTTGATCCATCTTCTTCTGATGATCGTGCGAGTCTTGGGCGATCTCGTGCGAACCGATTGCAATTTCATCCTTAGTGCCCATGGATTCAAGAGCTTGCTTTTGCTGGCTCATCGACTGTTCGTGAGCCTCCATGAGCATCGACGGCTGCTTGAGCGTGCTTGGCAACCATGGCTCATCGCCGTACGGAACCTTGGGGTACTGCTTATCCTGGTTGAGCTGGTTGATGGTGATGGCGCCCATGTCGACATAAATCTTGTCAACTTGAGCCTGGAGCAGATCGTCTTCGGGTAACGCTGGGTCGAACTGAAAGAATAGCCGTTCATCGAACGATTGAGCTAGCTGAGTAAACACTCCGGCAATCGTCTTGCATCGCGGAGTTACGCCGAATTCCGCGTGATGCTTTGCCGCCGCCTCGAGGTTCGCCAGATTGGTATCGACAGTGTAATAGGTCGGTGGCTGGCCGAAGATGGAAGCCAGGTTGTAGATGTCTTGCTGGGCAATCTCGTTACCGCCAAGATCCGCTGGAGTGAACGATGTGGGCGTGAAATCAAATGCTCCGGTTGTCACCAGAATGCCACCAGCGTAACCCGCCGCATGCTTGTTGATCAGGTCTTGTTCGAGGGCTTCTTTTTCTTTTTTGCCCGGTTGATACATCTGATCTTTTGCCGATGCGATCATATTGGGTCGCGGCCCGATGCCCAAGACTTGGCTGAGGATAGCAACTTGTTCCTGTTCTTGCTTTCGATAAGGCTCTCCCGCATTTGTCGGGCTAAATGCCGATCCATAAGCGTCGCGAAGAGAATGGTTGTGACGGAACCAGACCGTAGAGCTTCTGGGGAGCCAGTCAGCAAAATACATGAAATGGTCAACGATTGGGCTCGCCGATAGCCGGATTGGAATCGTGTACTGAGGGTAAATGACCCACAAAAACTCCGGCGGACCCTTAATTCTGGCATTGACATCTCTCCAGTCCCACCCATTTCCTTCGGGCACCAAATAAGCCGATCCGACTACATCCATGTAAGAGCAGATCAATCCGATAAACTGCTCTTTGGTGAAGTTTCCGTAAGGGTCCGGCTTGCGGATAACGTCGAGAAGCGGGTGATTCCGGATCTCGTAGACCTGATCGACTGCCGCTGAGGATATCTGGCCCGCACGCGCAAGGCGTTCGCCGATACGTCTTGAGACCTTGATGGGATCGCACGCTCTACCTGGCTTCCCGCCTTGAACACGACTCCCGTCCGCCATGAGCCGCATGGGGAGCCGACTGACGGCGTCTCTGTTGCGTGCGACCATTGCATAGATCATCGCTCCGTAATTTTCGACTAGCTGGGTAAGGCTAGGGCTTGGACGGCTCTTGAAGGCGTCCGAGTACTGCGGTCCGCCCTGAGTCTGTGTGCCGAAGCTAAACCGGCCTGGTGGCTGAGGCCCGCCGTACGGATTCGGTGCTGTCGCCCCTTTGCCTGCTGGGTATGCACCTACTTCGGGACGTCGCTGTTTTTCATCAGCCAGGAGTCTCGCGATGTAACTCACGGACGAATAAAGCTAGTCGCTAGAGGCAAAACGCTAAGCATCCCGCGAGCCGGGACGCATTGGCCCGTAAAGCTTACGGGAATCTGACCTGGCCCGCACTTGCCGCAGTTCGGGCAATATTCCATGCGGCTCCAATATTGCTCATGTTCTGGCTCTAATCGGCATGGCCTGATGCCATCGCCAATATTGTCGAGTTTGATGCCGTCGTTGTTCATTGAATTCGGTCCCATCGCGGATCGTTATCCGAGCTATGCATCGCCGCCTCATCCCGCGAAAGGCTGGCCTTTTTGGCTGGCAACACGAGCGACCTTAGATGATCCGCCATGCCGTATCGACCCGGAATCCACACTTCAGTGCCTTCAAGCCGTGCTGACTTGCAATCAGGGCAGAGCCAGACGATTTCGCCCTCTTCTTCCAAGAGCGTTTCGTTTTTGTATGACCGGGCGTGCAGGCAGTTGGGATGGCTCATGTCGTGGCTGAAAAGGAAAACAGGTCTGGTGAGAAGATGTCAATCAAGAGTTCCCACGGTGATATCCGATAAGACCAGGCCATTCCGCGAGTTGGCCAATCACGAGCCTCGAAAGCAAGAGTGTCGTGAGTAAATTGAATATGCTCGCTCATTTCGCCCCCTCCGGCCGCTCCACGCACGCTCCGACGCGCTGTTCAAGGATTCGAGCCATGGGAATCGATGGGCATCCCTTGAGCGTCCCTGTCTGGCCTGGCGCTCGCTTGACCCGGCTGTCGACTCGCCAACCACGAGCCTGAAGCTCAAGAGCCAGCTCGCCGGACGAAGCCCGCGCAACGGCTTGCGTTGGCTGGAGGTCGACTTGGTGGTTACGCCACGATTGCATCTTGGGCGTGAGGCTCGCCATCCATGCCTCATGAGCCTGACGGGCTAGTGGCCGCAAGTCTTCGAGCGCCTTGCGTTCGGCTCGCTTGAACGCTTGGAACTGGGCCGACGTGCACGGGCAGTCGTCGTGTTCGACCTCAGCCACGCATTTGGTGCATGGAACCTTGGGGAACATGACCCAGCCGGTTGCCCCGAACATGGTCGCGTTGCCACAGTCGCATCGACCGACGTACGCCTCGAATTCGTGGAACGGTCGATCGGGCAAAGCGTTGACGGTTCGGCCGCAGTTTGGACAGATTGCTGGGCCGGTCGGTGGTTTCAGGTTATCGCTCATAGCATAGGCTCCCTGTCGTGCCAGGTCTCTTGTTTGAATTCCTTGGCCATATCCGCTTCCCAGTCGTGACATCGCATACAAAGTCGTGAGCCGTCGTCGGTCTTTACCCACATTGGATCGCCGTAAAGCGTAGTTGGCGGCTGGCCGCACTTTGAGCAGACCTCTTGCTTTGCTTCTGGCTTGATCTTGTTGGATCGTCGCATCGTCGCCCCGAGTGCATCGTCGAACATCGCCACCGTCTCGCTTAGAGTCTTGTTTTCTTTGATGGATAATCGCTCTAGCCATTTGCCGAGACTCATTGATTCCCCCATCGATTATCATCGAAGATGTTGCGTTCGCGGGATTCGTCGGTTGCTTTGCGAGCCATCCTGTCTTCAGCATTCTTGATCGCTTCGGCCTTCGCTTTAGCGTCGATCTCTTCCTGGCTCATGTTTGGTCCGCCGAATCTTTGGACATCAGCCGCAGCGTAGGAAAAGCAGTCCACGATATCGTCGTGAGCACCGAATGGGAAACTCATCAATTCGTGCTCGATCGTCTCGCGTTCGGGATGATTCGCCGGGATGTAAATCTGGCCCGACTCCATTCGTACTTGAGCCGGGATGCTACGGCTGATCTTGTCGGTATCGGCAATGAGCATGCGGACTGTCAAGCCCTCATCGCGAACGCCGTGAGCTAGCAAGCTCGTGCCTAACATCTTCTCAATGCCGATGTAATCAAGGTCATGAGATTCGTAGGTCGACTTGATCAGTGGTACGAACTCGGGAGCGTCGAACCGCGAACGAACCATGTCAAGTAAAAGTAGATCGCATCGAGGCGTCACTGCCCATACGCACAGCACGGTATAATCTGCTGTCTTTTTGAGGCTAAACGCGACATCCATCGTCCCAAATCGCCGGCAATGATTCGCCTTGACAAGGCCGCCACCAGAATCGAGCCGATACAGCCCATTATCGTTGACGTAGTATCGGAACCAGGATCGCTTGAAAAGCCCACCTTCGGGTGGAACTGGGCGCTGCTGGTAGAGGGCAGAGAAATAGTACGAGCCAATGGTCCCACGTATCCGGCCAAGCTCATCGGCATCGTATCGTTCTGGCCAGAGCGGTTCATCGATTTCGCGTCCAAGAGGGTCATTGGTTTCAGCAAGAGCCGGAAGGTTGACGACTACCCACTTCTCGCCGTTGTCTTTCGCTGCCGCCAGAATTCGCCCTGCGAGATCATCTTCATGCCATCGTGTTTGAATTAGGATGACGGCGCCACCTGGCTCTAGGCGAGTGTAAGCTGTCGATACGTACCAGTCCCATGTTTTTTGCCGATAGATTTCACTGTTCGCTTCTTCGGCGTTTTTGACCGGGTCGTCGATAATAAGGACATTGGCTCCCTTGCCCGTTAACGGGCCACCGACGCCGCAAGTCTGCATCCCCCCGCCATGGCCAGATATCTCCCAGGCGTCCGCCGCCCTGGCATCGCTTTGGATCTCGGCACTGGTAAATCGACCGCTCGAGATTTCAAGTAACTGACGAGTCTTTCGGCCCCAGGTTGCCGCAAATTCGGCTGCGTAGCTCGCCAGGATGATTCGATGAGTTGGACGCCTCGTGAGATACCACCCAGGAAACTTCGTGCTAAGGAATTCGCTCTTGCCATGGCGGGGCGGCATAGTGACCAGTAGCCGCTTGATCTTGCCATGATAGATATCGAGAAGCTTATCATTGAGCAGGTCCATGTGTGGAACCCATTCCCATCGTCCCCCGCTCGTCAGTACCGCGAAGTCCGCTGGGCTCAGTAACGCTGCGCTTCTCTCGATCTTGTTGAGCCTGGAGCCTTTGCTTTGCCCATTCATCGAGTTCCGGTGTGCTCAAGGGTTGCTCTTGCGTCTCTTCCTCGTCTTGTGCCGGCGATCCAACTTTGCCGTAGAGACGGTCCATTGTTTGCGTCATGTATGGAGCATTGCCTCGCATGCCATGAGCGATAATTAGCTCCGCGTAGTGCTCGGCAATGGTACGCTTGTCGGGAGTCTTGACACCTTGCAGCGAGTCGCCTTCAAGAGCTTCCTTGATCAACGTGACAAGCCCTTTCTTGCGACCGGTTTTTTGCTCTCTCGTTGATCCTGATTGGCCTTTCTGCCAAGGGATCAGACCGCGTTTTCTTGATTCAGGATAAGGCATGTTTATAACTGTATATCAACTCTATCTTTTTAGAGTCGTTCACTTCCCCGCCAACCACAACACAAACCCCCAGCCCACAACCAGCACCATCACCACCGCGAAAACCGCATCCGCCATCCAGTTGGCTCGGTCGGATCGCATCAAAAATGCACCAACGATTCATGATAGCCCGCGATCTCATTGATCCGCTTCCAAAGCGATTTGGCTTCATCGCCAGCAAGATCGATTGGCTGGTCATTGTTCGCGAGGTAAACAAGCAGCCGATGCCCGTCAAAATTTGCGCACAGAATCATTGCCAGATTGACAATACTACCTTCGTTGATTCGTTGAAATACTGGTCTGCCGTCCACTCGCTACCTCCCATTAAACGGCGTAGCAATCAACCCTTTCGGATCACGCCGTATCGCCGCCTCAGCCTTTGACTTGGTAAGCTCCCGCTGCATCTCGCTCATCATCCGCTCAACGCCAAGAGCATCAAACGGAACCTGGTAATGCGTCACACCAAGCACAACCAAGTGCATAATGATCTGACCATCAGGAGTCGAGAGCCACTGTATTTGAAACGGTTGCATTGTTGTTTAAATGGCGGGTGTTTGTTTCACCGTGACGAGGCCGAAGGACAAGGAGAACGGCCTACCTATCTCGCCCATCGCATCACCACCCGCTGACACACGATGGATAGGTCCGAGCGACTCTTCTAGGAGATGCATCCTCGTGTTTCAAGGCCAAATGCAAGCTTCCGACATTCGACCTCGAACTCTCTCAACAAGAGGGAGCTCGCACTGATCGGCAGTCGCCGGAGTCGAACCGGCCTGCGTGGATGTTTGCCTTATCGCGGAGTCTGACTGTGCGTTCACCTAGTATTCACATCCACGGTGCCCATCACCGACTGCCTTGCCTGGCTAGCTCGCAGGTAAAGGATAGCCAGGGCTTGCACCCATTGTTTCAAGCGACAGATCCTCTCCCTCATCACGCCGCTCGAACCCGCCCTGCCAAGAGCTGGTTCTCTGTATTTCGGAGCCCATCGACGAGACGAGCTTGATTGCAAAGATGATCACGAATGCAACGACGGTGATCCAGACCACTTGAATCACCCAATCAGGAATTGCCACACCAAACTGACGGAGGGCGACATACACGAGCCCCGCGCAAGCCGCGATGATCACGACATAGATCAGGAGCTGTGGAATCGAGACGCCCGTGATCATGGCTTCTTCTCTCTCGCCTGGCTGGCATCCTGCCTGATGTCGCTCTTGTCTTGGCGCCGATCGCTCGCATCAACACGCTTATCGATCGACCTGTTGTGGTTTCTGCTGATTTTGACCTCAGCCTCAATACGTTGCTGCTCCGCGATGATCTTGTTTTGGTTCGCTTCAAGCATCGCAAAATGAGCAGCGAGCCCATCCATAATCTGCCTGCGAGATTCGAGCACACTCTCGAGACGATTGGCTTGCGCTCGTGCCGTATAGAGTGCCGCTAGCACAAACATCCCAACAAAGACCGTGAGCAGCCATGCCCAGACCTGAAGATTAGCCACCATGAGCTTCGTCATCGCGGTCCACCTTTGGTTTACGGTGGCTGGAGGATGAGGCGTTTTTGCTCTTGCTGGCCTTGTCGGCATTGTCGCGAATTCGCCTAGGGTTACGTCGAAAAGGCTGTCCATACTTAGCCTCGTACTCCGCCATCAGGTATTTCGCTAGAATCACTGTTCTCACGCCAATCAGAGCAATTGTTGCCACTCCCACCGCAATGTCGATGGCGAGCTGGATGATTTCTTTTGCTGTCATTTTGCGGCTCCTTTGACGCAACCAATCTTGGATTGCGGTTCAAATTATTGGGAGCCGCTGCGCCATCGGAGCGTTTTCTTGATTACCTCTATAGCGGCCCGTCTCTCGGGTCGTCCCAGCTCAGTCAGGGTTGCCGCCCTGGCTGGGCTATTTTGTTACACCTAACATCTTCCGCAGTTCGTTCAAGCCTTCATTCCGAATCTGCCTGGCCCGCTCTCGTGTCAAGGGCGGCGTCAGGCTATCGCCAATCTGGCGTAGAGTTTGCCCCTTGATGAAATAATCAATCAGCACATTCTGAGTCCGAAACGGAAGCCTGCCGACTTCTCCCCATACTTGCGGGCCGTCAGTGCGAATCTCGATCGAGCCGCGATAATCCTCGATCTGATGCGATCCGTCAAGCGACTCCATTCCGCGAACCGCATTGCGTTGCCTCGAAAACTTCTCTTTGGCATGATAAGGCACATGGACAATTAATCCTGGACTTCGCCTTACCTTGTTGACATAGGTCTTGATCTCACTGTGAATCCAGTATTTTGCTAGCGTCGCGAACTTGACCGACCGCCCATCGCTTGTGCGGTATCCTGGATCGTAAAGTGTTGCCGCCTTGCAGGCTGCGTTACACGCCAGGCTAATGACCTCGTTCTCGTAATTGCGTAGGCACCGGTTCCGAGCAACATGCTTTCGAGCCATCATGAAGACGAAGTTGATGTTTTCAGCAACAAGTTGTTGCTGCTCATCGGTAAGCCGTGCATACTTCACCTTCGTTTCTCAGGGAGTCACCGGCGTCGTGTACGGCGGATTGGTATCGGCCCAATCCAAGGTTTTCGATTTCGACCTCTCGCCGGTCGCTGTCTCGTCTGTGATCTCAATCCAGCCGTTCGCGCCGCGACCCACGTAGAACATCGCAATGTTGCTATTCGCCGTCAGGTCAACCCGGAAGTCGCCGCCAAGGTGGCTCTCGTCACTCCAGTAGAGTTGGTGGCCCCGCACTGATCTTGTTGTCACGCCGTCCGCTGGGTCAATCAGGCTAAACGAAAATGTCGCCTCGTCGAAGCGAAGGTTTCCAGGGATCTCAGTGACGACAAAATCGGTGACTTCGGGTTGCTTCATGGTGATTTTGCCACCAGTCTGGCCGGTGGCCCGCCCCAGATTTCTTTTCGCTTGGCTGGCGTCGCGTCGGGCATGTTACCTACATGGTTCCTACCGAACTCCCCACCTATTCCCCGAACGATGGCATGCAGTCGGCATCGTTGTAACTCCGCCGATAAAGTATGGTTGCCACCATCTTTACCGAGGTGGCCCCGGCGAACTTCCGTGAGCGCGACGGAAGTTCCATTACGCAAACGTGATCGCATTGACGGTCGGCGTGGTCGGAACCGCCGTTGGTGGCGGAGTCGGATCAGTCGCCGTGACCGTGTTGGACTGAGCGGACGGACCGACGACGTTGGTATCGACGAGGTAGACGGCTACTACATCGCCTGGGTTGATGTTCGGGAGCGTGTCGCTGATCGCTGACGGAGGCAATTGATTGACCGTGACCACCGGCGTACCCGTGCCGCCCGGCGTATAGGTCCATGTCGATGTTCGGTAGGATACGGCATCAGCCGCGACAACAGGGCTAAACGAGGCAGTTGCGGTTTGGCTCATGTGATGGTGCCTCTTGGTGAAATGGATGTAGCGAACTGTGGGTCGATGAGGTACATGCTTGGGTCGCGGATGAGGGCGGTCGATCATGTCGAGAACTGCCAAACCAGATGCCCGCATAAGAATCCGGCCGCGAACGCGATGACTGGTCGCTTCTGAACCGCTTGCCAGACTTCCCAACTAATCGAGTCCGCGTCCTTGGTTGAGATCACCACAATGGCTTCGTAAATGATGCAGGTCGCGACGATGCCAACCAGGAAGAAATCCGTGATAACTGGCCAGTTCATGTGTATTTGCCACCAGATAACCCCTGGTAGCACCGGGTAGTCCAGAAATTTAAGTCGCCTGATCCTACGCGACCCAACCCCAGTTTCCGGCGAGGTTGACCTCCCTGATCCCTCTAGCGATTCGCTCTCGGATCGCCTAGGCGTCTTACTGGCTACGACAATCGCTTCGGGATTTGCTCGTGATTCAATCGGTCATTGGCGATGAAGCCGAATCAACTTCAATCAGAGAGCCGCAATGAGCGCAAGGCTTGTCGAGATTTGGATAAAACGCTGGTCTCCAGCATCGCTTATTGCTACACCGTCCGGTCGGATGGCCAGCCGCTTGCCATGCCTGGAATTGTTCGAGTGATTCAAATCCTAAATCTTTCGCGACTTCCTTGGGCTCAACAATCACTCCGGTCATATCGCCAGCTCGACTCATCGTTGCAACTCCGCCGACTAGGTATAGCTATTGAATCGTGCCGGTAAACGTCCCCGTCATCGTGCCAGTCACCGTCATTCCCGGTCCGGGCGTTGGATTCGGCGGCGGCGGCGGAGGCGGAGGCGGAGGATTCGGCCCAGGAGGCACTGGAACTGGAGCCGGTTGCTGTGGCGTTGTGGGCATGCGGAGCCACGCCTCACCAGTGATCGCGATGAGCGACGGCTGGTCAATCACGCCGATCGATTGCCAAGTGTACATAAGATAACCGCGTGCGGTCGGGTTGGCTCCGGACGGGAGAGGAACTCCAAGCATGGCGAACAGCGCGGAGAGCGGACCGAACCCCCAAAGCGGAACGCAATGATCCTCGTTGTTGTCCTGCCTAAAGCCGGTCGCGAACCATCCGTTAGCCGCCGTGAAAACGTTGGATATCTGGTTCGCCGCGATACCCAGCTTGACCGGCCCCGTGATGATCGCCGACGACAGAACATCGTCCTTTGTCCAGTCGACTGACTGATAAGGTCCGTCGGTGTACTTGGTGCTGCCGACCGTGATGCCGGTCGAGATCATCGAGTCCATCACGTCAGTCAGGTTGGCGCCGTTGAGGTAGCCCCCCTGCCTGGCCCAGTCGATGAGCGTTTGATCCGGGATGAGGAGTTCCGGATAGGCATTCATTACGCTCCACATGGCCTTGCTGGCCGCTTCCTCGGCGCTCACGCAATCGCCGTAGGTGTCGTTTCCCCACATCTGGAGCGTCTTCGGCACAATCCCGAATGAGTCAGGCACTCCAGGGCGCTTGATATGCGGCGTCGCGGCTGCAAGCTTGTGTCTCGGGCTCGGATATGCACCTCTCGGATGCTGTGGCATATTTGCCTTTCAAGTTCGGGATTGGGGATCGATCACAAGCACGAAAATAGGCGAAGGCGAGGGAGCCTAATCCCTCTCCAGAGCGGTCGAGGCCGGATGTACCGAACCTCGATCCGCTCAGCAGGCGGCTGCTGGCAGGCTGGAGCCACCGGAGCCGAGCGGATCAATGTCGCCGACCGCTCGAGCTTGGTGCCCTTGGCGTCCACGTACACGACCACGATGGACGCCGGCGGATTGGCCGTCTGGACAGCTACGACGGACTGCCCGGACGGGGCTTGCATCAAGAGCGAGAGGCTAAGGACCACGACGTTCATTCAGGTCTCCGAATTACGAGCAACGGCGGCATTCGCCCAAAATACGGCGGTTTCGAGATGGGTCATTGCGACTGATCGCTCACGACTATCAGGGCAAAGGGCCTCGAAGATATAGGCCAGTTCCTTTGCTTCTGCTCGAATCCGTTCGTAGACTTCTGGCTGTCCTGGCTTTGGAGCATGGTAGGTGAAAGCGTTCTCAATCTTCGGGTTCTTGGCTACACCTCGAACCTTTGCATTCACCGCCATGATTTCAGGTTTTGTCGGCTCACTCATTCAGGTCTCCGAAGCGAAAATAGGATCAAGGCGAATCCGATTACCACCAGGCCGATCGCTGCCATCACGGAGCCGGCGGAGTTGGCGTCGGCGGGAAGAAGATCGGGATCAACACCTGAAGGATCGCCTCGATGGCCGCGAGGATTTGCGCCCACGGCACGGCTTCGACGCTTGGATTGAGCTGGTTGAAAACGGCGGTCAATTTGGCTTGAGCAACGTTGCCGGCTGGCGTTGACCAAAACGGGTCGCTTGCGGACGGAAGCGGGGTCGGAGGCATTTTCGGTCCTTTGGGTTCGAGCGTGAGAATCAGGTCGAGAATTTGATCGTGAAACGGTCCGGCTGCGACCATGGCGATATCGGATTTGTAGTCATCGGAAACGATAAGCGTTTCCCCCGGATCATCGGTGACCACTATCCACGGCATGCTTACTT